GCAGACTTCTCCGCATCGCTGCCGGGTCAGAAGAAGCTCAAGATCGAGCTGAGCAAACTGCAGGGCAACGTCTTGGTCCAGGCGGAGTCTTTGGAAATCCCGCAGACCATGGCTGAGCAGGAAGAAGAGATGGCGTCTCTCCTCGCGGAATCTGCCAACGTCGCGCTCTACCGGCAGATCATGATGGACCCGCGCAACCTGAGCGTGTTCAGCCAGTTCCCAAGCCTAAAGGATTTGAACATTCCGAATGCGGATCAGGTCGAGGCGCAGCAGGGCGAGTTCGAGATTCTGATGCGGTCCGGGCCTGTTCCGAATCCGCAATTGGCTCCGATCCAGCAGCAGCTTCAGGCCATCACGGCGCAGATTCAGGAGGGCCAGACGCATCCCGAGGCGCAGACACCTGAAGGCCAGCAGGCCATGCAGATGCTTCAGCAGCAGGCGCAGCAGTTGAATCAACAGGCCCAGGCTATGCCGCCGCTGGTGTCCACGGTTCCCGTGGCTCAGGACAACTCTGAGAACCACATGATCCACGCGGCCATTACTTTGGGCATGCTTACCAGCCCGACCGGCCGCAAGCTCAAAAACGGAGATCCCGAGAAGCAGCAGCCGATCTGGCAGAACCTGAAGCTGCACTGGCAAGAGCACATGGCTATGCTCAAGCAACTGCAACCGCCCAAGGAAATGGAGTTCAAGGGCTCGGTTACCATCGACCCCAGCAAGTTCCCACCGCAGGCGCAGACAGAGATGTTTCAGGCCATGGGATTGGAAGTTCCGCCGTATGCCCTGCAGCCCGAAGAGCAGACACACGAGATCACGCAGGAAAAAGAGGGCGTCGATGCTCAGGGCGTCCCGGTAAAACAGAAGGTTTCAGTGGTTGGTAAGCCGCTGAATTGAGTTCGCGCCCCGGAACGACTGGGCGACGGCGCACGTCCAGCACACCCAGGAAATGATGCCTGGTGCGGACACGGGGACCGCAGTTCCTACGCTTGGCAGATGGCACGGGGCGTGAAATGCGCCGGTAAAAGGAGAGAGACATGGATGAGATGGTGCAAGAGGTCGAGGAAGTAGTCGAGCCGTCAAGCGATGGCGGCGAAGTTACAGAACCCGAAGGCGGCGCAGAACCGGCAACACCAGTAGACCCCTATTCATCGAAAGCTGCGAGGGAGTTCTCTCAGTGGCTTAAGGGGCATCGGGATACCGACCCGAATGGGGCAACGCATTTCCGCACGGCGAAGGATGCATTCTCCGAGGCCTATGCGCTGAGGCAGCTCGAAAAGAATGGGCTGAACGGCGTCCGTGAAAAGTATGCACTGCTCGATTCGGTCATCCATAACGACCCGGAGCGCGGTGAGCTGAAGGGAGCAGATGCGATCGCAGCGCTGCAGGACTCAGTACGCAGCTATGCCGAGATGGACGAGCAACTCGCGGCGGGTGATCCGCGGGCGCTGGATTCGCTGGGCGAGGAGTTCAACGGTGGTCTGGCTAAGCTGGCGCCGGTCATACTGGATCGCATCGCCGGGTCCGACCCTGAAGCTTATGCCGCCGCGGTCCTGCCGCATTTCGTTAAGGCGATGGCCGGATCAGAAATGATCGCCAGCTTCAACAACATGGTGGACGTGCTCAAGGAGCAGCCCCCGGCGTGGCTGACTGAGGACCAAAAGAGAGCTTGGGCTGCTGATCAGCAGAAGCGGGTAATTAATCATGCAGCTAGCATGAGCGGATGGTTCAATGCCCAGTGGGAAAAGGCAAAGGGTCTACCTCAACCGGGTGGCAATGTTCCACATGGAACGCAGCCCAAGAAAGACCCGCTCAGCGAACGCGAAGCGGCTTTCAACAAGCGCGAGCAGGAGGCGCATTGGAACAGCAACATCAGTCCGAAGCTGGACGAGCACGCTGGCAAGTCGTTTACGCAGTTGTTTCAGCCCTTTGCCAAGCGGCTCAACCTGGATGGGACCACTACCCAGGCCCTGAAGATGGAATTCTCGAAGCGCGTTGCCCAGGCTGCCGCCAAAGACCAGGCCTACATGGGGCAGATTGCTCGCTATCGCGGTATGAAGAACCCTGACCCGGCGACAGTGCTGAACTACGCCAAGGTGAACTTTGATAAGCACGCGAAGACGGTGATGGAAAGCCTGGTGAACGAAAGGTATAAGCCATTTCTCAACGGCAAGCCCCGCGGCGCCCAGCCGGGAAACACCAATGCCGCAGGCAAGGCTGCGCCGCCTCCCGCCAAAGGAGTGCAGATCGTCACGGTGCGCCCGGCAAACGTGGACCTAAAGCGCACGCCCATCGACTGGATCCACCAAAAGAAGTACTACACGACCGATGGCAAGATCGTGCAGGTCAGGGCTTGACAAGCGCGGTATTATTGCAAGCAGTACGATTCGTGCCCGGTCCCAGTCCGGTCTAAAAGGGGAAGCCCGCGAATCCACAGATTGAGACACGCAGCAGGGCAGAAATGCGCCTGACTTCTCTCTGAGGATTTCCCATGGCCGGTCCAGCAACAGAACTCGCAGTCGAAGCGATTGAGCTTGAAGCGTTTGTGGAGAACATTCCCGACCTTCAGGCACACTTTGACAAACTCCAGACGCGCCTTGAAAAGGGCGGCCAGAAAATCGAAGTCGGCTTCAACACCAACCGCGGCGGCGTGCAACGCGCCCCGTTCTGGGCATCGGCCCGCGTGCAGGGCGGCGCAGGCATCCAGCAATTCGGCTTGGGCACGACCGCTCCCATCGGCGGCGATTCTGCCACCAGCACCTACGTTCCGGCCTGGGGACGCGGCACCGGATCGAAGTTCGTGTCCATGTGCGCGAGCCCTCTGCGGTTCGTCAACGTGTGCGAAATCTCCAACCTCGCACAGCAAGCGACTGACGGCAAAGAGCGTGGCCTGGTCAAGTTCTCCCGCGAGGAGATGGACAAGTCGCTCCTGGCCTTCGACAACGGCGTAGAAGCGGTGCTCAACCGCGACGGCTCCGGCACCATCGACCAGATTCCGCTGACGGCGACCATCGCAACCGGCGGATCTGGCGACACCACTTCGATCATTGCCGGCATCAACACCGCGGCATCGTTCGTCGATCAGCAGGTTGTGCAGCTCCTGTCTGGCGTCGGCGGAACGGTGAGGGGCGGCGCCGGAGCAACGGCAACCATCTCTTACGTCGATCCCGTGGCCCAAACCCTCAACTTCTCAACCGCCCTGCCCGCCGGACCGCACTGGGCGACATCATCGTCATCCAGGGCGCAACCGGATCTGCTGGCTCAAGCGTCTATGGAAAAGACTACTGGATTCAGAACGGCAACGTCGGCACCTTCGCAGGTGTAAACATCGCGCTGTATCCTGGCCGTTTCTCTTCGCCAACTATCAACTTCGGCGGGACCGGAACTATTGTCAATTCGACTGCACAGCGCGTGCAATCGATTCGGATGCGTGCCATGGGCGACGATTACGACAAGAACGAGAAGTGCTTCTGGTACGCCAACCCCGTCCAGGGCGTCTCGCTTGCCGGAAACTACTACAATCCCGGCTACACCCGCATCGACGAGGGCGGAGAGCGCGTCATCGACACGGCCAAGAAGTACATGCAGGACACCTGGGCAGGCGATGAGATCGTGTGGAGCTCGACTGCTGAGCCGTCCCGCATGGATCGCATCGTGGCAGATGCCTTTACCTTCGGCGAACTGTTCCCAACCCGCCTGCATGAATGGACACCTGGCAACCCGATCGCAGCCGTTCCCACGAACGACGGCACCGGGACAACTACCTATTTTGATAGCCAGATGTTCGCGTATGAAAGGGGCTTTAATTTATTGTGCCCTGAAATGAAGCAACAATTCTTCATGAGCGGATTGCCAACACCGGCGGACTCGTAACCTAACCGCTAGCCCGGCGCGTTATCCGGCCAAGGTTCTGAGACATGATGAATTTCTCCGTGCCTGACTGGCTGATAGATGCATTTCTGGAATGGCTTGTGCCGTTCGGATATCTTCAGCCAGTCTCGCCGGAGGATTGGCCCGATGTTTGGATAGGGCAGTAAATGGAGACAGTGAGACATGGACATATTTCCCCGCAAGCCGATTCTGGATCGAATCATCGTGCGCGAAATCCCCATCGCGGAGTACTATGAGCAGCCTGAAGGCGTTGACATCGATCTCGACAACAAACACATCAAGGAGCGCTCAGATCGCGGTGTGGTGGTTGCCGTGGGAGACTGTGTACCCCTCGGGAACGTCACTCTACCCATGCCGGTCGTGGTGGATGACATCGTCTTCTTCGACGAGTTCGCCCTCACCGACCCGGTCTACCTAAATCCGGCCCACAAGAATCGTAACGATCTCCCGCGGTATTTTCAGATCCGCGTGGCTGACCTGAAGGGCATTGACGTGGAGAACCGCAACAGAATATATGACGCCTATGACGCCAAGAAAAAGGCGGACGAGTTTGTCCCCGGGCAAGTCTTTCAGCGCCCCGGGCCTAGCGGTCCTAACTAATGCGTAGCTGCCCCGAATGGTTCCAGGCTGAGCTGACCCGTATCGGCGGCGTGAACCAGTACGACCAGCCGATATTTAAGCTGGTATGGTCCACCACGGAGCAGATGACCATCGGCGGGCGGTGGGCGAATGGCTTTGAGGGCTACAAGCGCGCCCCGCTGGTCCCCGGCGAGCCCTGCTGGGCACTCATGGTTTGGGAGCCTGCCGAGGTGGCTGGAGGCAGCTTGGAGCGATGGGAAAGGGATTTTCGTGATGAAGAGACCGGACTGCTGGAAGTCGGTGGCTATCCGAAGTACGGCGCCTACCGCGTACTGCAGAAGTTCATTCACCGGGAGATCGTGCAGCAAGGCAAAGAGCGACACTACTGGGCGGATGGCAAGGTACGCACCGAGGTTATTGCGACTCAGCGGCTGCGCACGTACCGTATGGAGCCTAACGGATTCATGCTGGACGTGATGCTGCCCATGCTGATGGCGTGGAAGCGGCTCACCAACGCGCAGAAGGTGGCGGCGCTGAAGCAGCAGGAGCAGATGCGCAAGGATGAGTACATGGCTCGCGTGAAGGATGCCCGCGAAGGTAACCGGATGAGTCGGGTGATGCGGGGCTCGCAGTTGGTGCAGAAGCGCGCCGAGCTGATTGAACGCGGAATGAAGCAGTGCATGGCCGCCGCGGCGCAGTGGGGTAACGGCATGGCAGTAATGGAATAGGAGAGACATTATGGCAACGATGAGCACGTTGGGCTTCGACAACCCGAAGACGCAGAGCGCGATGCGCGGTTCCAACCCGGACAACTTCAACATCATCCTGGACGGCCATTCGATGCGGGCGCCGTTGCGGCACATCTACATCTTCACTGTGTCCAAAAAGCCGCGGTTCTTGAGAAAGAAACTGTTCCCCGGCCTGACGCTGCGCGGATGCGAAGCTGGCGAACGTTATGTGCTGTGCGCGCCGATCGCCGACCCCGTTCCCGAAGTAATCAAGAACGAGATGACCGGCGGAAGCGATATCAAGGAGCACGACGGCTGGCGGGCGGTCATCGACATGCTGAACCCGACCAACCCCACGAACGACCCGTACCTGGGCACCGGGAATCCTGACTTCTTCTCAAATCGCAGCGGAAACAATCTCATCGCCGAAGGCTTCTGGCCGTCTCTGAACGAAACCCCGACCGAGGAAGAGGTTAAGCGTGCCGAGAAGCACCGCGACACTCGCTACCGCTGGCTAGCCAAAGAGTCGCAGCGCCTGGCCGCGCGGTCGAAGAAAGACTTGGACGAGTTCTTGCAGACTTACCCGGACACGCACAGCGCGCTTGACGCCTTGGGGATCAAGACGGACTGGCACAGCCCGATGACCGTAACAGCGACCTGCCCGAACTGCGGGGATGACGTGAAGCAGGGTCTGGCGTTTCATAAGTCGTCCGTAACGGACAAGCTGTGCATTCTTGATCCAGAGCGGGCATACAAGGCAAAGGCGATTACCAAGAAGGAATTGGAAGACTTGCTGGCGGGTTAAACGAGCTTTGGGGGGCTGGAGGCGCAGGTGTTTCGGTGAAAATGTCTCCACTTGAATTACTGCGCTTCCCCCAAAG